CCTGGACAGAAAGTAGGGAAAACCTGGCTCCAAGATTCGGTTCCCCTGGAATGGTGGGGGTGCGTGGAACCACCACACCCACCTTGCTTTAACGCAGCGTACGTCCCACACCCAACCTGCGGGTTGTTAGAGCTGGGAAAACTCACGTCCTTATTCTGCCTCCACTGCAGACGCCGACAGCAGCTAGATTTCCACCCAAGTCTCCCTAGCTAGAGACGAGGGCCCTTACTTCTTTTCAGACAATCCTCGAAGCAGAGAGGATCGTGGGCACAACAGCACCAGAATAAAATGCGGTGAGCCCGCCGCAACTACCCTCGCCCTGAGGCCAGAACTACGCCTTACCCGCGTGGTACAGGTGTGATGGCTTGATTAATAAGGGAACCTTGCAACCTCAACAGAGGATAAACGTGGTGGACGCGAGCGTATGCAGGTGTGATAGTCCTGCAATTCCCAACCCGAAGGCCATCGGTGGACTGGTCCCATAGAGGACACACCACTCTACTAACCCACGCTCATCATGTAGTCGCGCACACAAGGCCCCGTTTCACATAGGCCCTAAGCACACCGTGGAGGTCTTACTAAAAACCCGCCTCCTACCTTGACCCACGCGCCACGTCAGACTCAGACACCGGGAATATCGGCCAGGGACGGGTTGGCAGCATAGACCGCACCCCCGCCTAAGTGGCAATGGCGGTGTTAGTGGACTCACCGGCATATCACAGCCAGCTACAAACGACACGCACCGCACCACAAGCCTCCCATGGACCCGACAGCCGTCGAAGGCAGTCTCTCAGGGGATACTAAGAACCAGGTGGCGCCCCAGCGTCAACCGGGTTAGCCCGCGTTAGCTACAAAGCATAAGCCGCACATGGAATCCTCAACGGTCTTTATAACTGATTTTGCGAAGACACTACTTTCAGTTTCCAATAGCCACCAACGCAGACTGCGACTAGAGTCGGGACGTACCTGTCCCTACCTCATGAAAAGTTCTCCCCCTTACCCTTCCAACAACGACGGACTGCTAACGGAATGGTGAATCCCCAGGCAAAGACGGGACGAAAGGGATCGGACCTCACACTCTTCGGACTTACATCTGGATCAGCAAGCGCTGTTGTTCGGCGGACTGATACAACCATGAGGTTGGCTCCAGAACATTTCACCAGCGCGAGCAACACCGCTGCCTTGAGCGTCGCCCTCACCCCAACGAATCTTCACCTCACCCGACGTACGTGGTCACCCAGAGCACGTAGAACTGCCCCCAGCTTGAGGCACCTAAGAGTGTGAGCCAGCGCACTGATACAACCATGGAGTAGGCTGCAGGCTCTTTAAACCACAAAAAGGGGCCACGGGGGTCCAAGACTCCGCATTTACTCCCCCTGAATTAACCCACCACTAAAGTAGCCCTCAACCAGACCGGGCTCAGCAAAGAACCAGTTTGCACGTGTAGGAGGATCAACCAACTTCCATGGGCTCCCGAAGCTGGGGACAGTTAGCATCTCCTCCAACAACACCTGCGTCTCGGGCGCTACCCCGAAAGCGCGGCTGAAACTTTGCCTCGCGCAGTCTGAAGCTACCTCAAACATGTCCTCCCTAAGCAGCTCCGTCCTAACACCCAGAGCCTGATAGTCCCTGTGGATAGCCGCATCCACAGCTCTGCCGCCAACCGTGGCCTTTCGGAGTTTTTCGGCCCAAACGCCAAGGATCGGAACTCCCGCGTTAAGACTCAACTCGCACAACGCAACTCCATGGAGAAACGGTGCAACAAAGCGGGGGTCATGAAGGTGAGCATGATTAGAGGTACCCTGGCTGAGAACCTTCCTGAAATCTCTCACCATCGTCCACCCGCGTTGAGTCAGAACCGGAGCCGACTGTCCAAAACGGACACCTTCGATAAACGACACTGGACGCTCCAGCACCATCTCATGGCCTGAAACCTTCAGTACCTCCTGGGCGAAGACACGGCAAACCCGAGAAGAATCACACTGGCGCAGGAAGACCAAAGCGTTGTCGCCATCGACCAGCACGTCGAATGGTACCTTGAGTTCACGAAGAACAGCGACAACCACCGCGGACATGATGAGTGTGTTACCCATGCCCGTGTTAAAGTCTCCACTTGCGCGACCACCTTCTCGCGAGAACCTCACCCCATTGGCAGTGACCCCGAAGTTAACCAACTGCTTGGCAAGCATCCGCTGCAAATCCCTGTCACCGGGATATGCTGCCTCATAAACAGAATGCTCCAACTGCAGCTGCCAGGCATCACAGTGCGCCTCGAAAGCTTTCCCATCCACCTCAAAAACCACGCAAGACGGCAGGGACCTGAATTTGCGGACTATCAGGTTTGCGCGTTGCCTAGGGTTTAGACCTTTTGCACTAACCCGCGTGTTGCTACCCCCGAAGAGTCGCCTGGACGTTAGGTTTCCCCAAAGCCAGTGTTCAAACGGCTTCAGCCAAGTGGCTAGCTCCAAGTTATACCGTGGTGATCTAGGAAAAATCATCCTCGGCTTCGGGAACTTGGCAAGAGCATTGCACTTCTCAGCCTTCAAGAAGGCCCTCAACATGACATCCCGTGAACTAATGGGGCCATCATGCGTCAAAGAGTCTTCTGCCTCGAGGTATCTACGGCGTAACGCACCCGTGTAAGATAACGCCGTGTCGCGGTGGGTCCATCTTGATTGCCCATATCGTCTACTCACTAGTCTCAAACGCGCGAACACGTTCTTGACAGGTGCCCTTGCAGACTCAGCGCAACCGGGGGTTGGTCCCAGAGATCGCATCAGAAGGGCTGCGAGCTCGTTGTGCATGCAGTTAGCGTGGACCACAGGGACCCAACATCCCTCAATTGGATTAGCCCACGCCGTGTACATCTTTCGTCTGTTTTTCAGGTCGCAGCACGTTTCAGATTTCAGCTCCAGAGAGGCCCCGTCCCTTAAGGGAGGCAGTGGACAGCCGTCCACACAGAGCCCCGAAACCGCCACGTTGCTACCCTACTCAACAGACTTCGTTTTCCACCACTTGCCTAGCAGATTTAACCTACTACCTACCACATTATCCAGCACCCTGGCACCAGCGGTCTCGTGGGCATTCACGTCGACCGCCACGACCACACAGCTAGCAAGAGTAACGGCTTGCCAGTGGTCTGGGACTGAATACTTCTTGAACCACTCGATGGCCCTCTGCCGGCAGGCCATCACGAGAGCGCGGTCACGCTCCCTAAAAGTGGTGTATGTGGTGAGTTTGGCGACGAGGCTCGGAAAGACGACATGAACGTCGCCCCCCAGAGCCAACTTAACATAACCCAGTTTATGCTCAACCGGGCTGCCGCCTTCCTCCTTGGTAGTGGTGATGAGCGTTCCTCCACTTAGGAACTTCGCTCCGCTATCTAGGGCCTGCTTCAGGAACCAGGCCTCCCTTGGGAGAGAACTGAGCGGGAGGTCTGTCCATTTCCGCAACAATTCGCCCAAAGTAGGCCCGGACACCCTGTCCTTGAACCCTAGATCCTCTATCAAACTAGAGGTTTTGCGTAGCCTCCAACGCGCCGGTTGGTCAGGCATCTCCCTGGTGCCTGGAGGGGTATTCCTTCTGGCCACTTGCTCAAGGTGGCTCAGAGCGTGCCGGTTCCCAACACCGGCCAATTGCACCTTTGGACCCCCATTTCCAAAGGTTGTCTTCACCACACCGTGGTCCTGACTAGGAGGGGGGAAGAAACCCTCGCGCAGGTGTACCTGGTAAGGACCAAGCTGAACCTCACCACGAAACGGGCCATCCACGCCGACCTCACCTTCCTCCCAAGCGACGAAGCCGGGACGTGGTTGCGGAAGGGCCACCAGAGGCGGCAAGAGGACGCGTGGGACCTTACGTGTGAGGAGCTTGACCGGTCTCCACCACGGGTGTACTTGTCTTGAAGGTGCTTTGATAGGTCTGGGCCACCTATGCAGGTTCACCTCCACAGAGCCATCATGTTCACTAAAAACATCGGCAGGCCCATACGGGTGATCGCACCTTGTGTCTACAGGGGTGGACATGCCCGGTAGGAGGACTCTAACCCCACAGCGACATTGAGAAGCGTCGCCGGTCCAAAGCTCTGATACGTCCGAGCGAGAACGGGGAACAATACTTGCC